ACGGTTTCGTTTGTAGATACAATAAAAACGCTCATTAGTACCTTTCTGTTCGTCGCGGTGTTTCGCGCCACAATTCATCCAGCGGTACGGGTATTATCCCATTATTTCCGGCTTTTATGTGAAAAATCGGCTCTTTTTCAGGTTCTTTAGCTCTGGATTCTTCCATAACTTGCGCCCCGTAGCAAAAAGCATCACTTGGATGCGATGCCCAATTATGCAAAGGCTCACGGCTGAATATGCCTGTTTCATCGTTGTAAGCATACTCCCAGGCCAGCAAACCATCTATGCCAGCCTCGCATCTATCTCTGTGAAACTCGCACTTGGGTATCACAGCACGGGCGGCGTTTATTTGATCTGCTTTTTTAGACATTGGAACAATCGCCACTTTGGACGCGGTAAACGACGAGATAAAACGTTCGGCGGTGGTGTGTTTGCTTTGAAAAGTTTTAGCTCGCGCATCATGAGGGAGCCAGATTTTGCCCACTTTACGACTAGCTCCTAGCTCAATAATCTTGTCTTGAATGCGCGGTATCCACTCGTCAGCGTCTAGCCCTGTATCGCCGTCATACATCAGCACCCGGAAACCGCCTAGTGCGCGTTGCCAATACCAAAAACTAGCCGTATCCCTAAAACCAAGGTCGGCGCTTACTTCAATTGGAGCGCCTTCGGGGTCAAATTTAACGTCGTTATTGATTCGCCCATCACGCTCTGCCCTTCCAATCCATCTGGCAAGTATTGCGCCCTGAGTCGTGCCATACGCCCCGTTCCAGATGTGTTCTGCTTTGTCCTCATCCGAGACAAAGTCATGCTCCATTTCATTACGAAGCACATCAGGAAACCAAGGGTTATCGTACCAGTTGACCATGACGCTATTAGCGTCAGGTGGCGGGTCTTTGCGGAAAAGCTTGTCTACCGGGTCAGTCTTAAACCGAGGATTCCAACTAAACCACAGTTCGCTGCCCTCTTTTCGGAGCGTTGGGCGCAGCAGGTCAAGCGAGTGCTGGCTTAGGGTCTGAGCTTCCTCTACCCATGCAATGTCGTAACCTTCTAAAGACTTTATATTGCTGGCGTTGTAGCTCTGCATCCCCTTAAAAACGATTAGAGAGCCATTCGGCCCCCTTATCTCGCTCTCTAGCACATCAAACCAATGCATCAGGCCAAGCTTGTTGATCTTGTCAATCAGAAGCTGCTTGACGGAATCCTTGATGCTGTTCTGCACCTCACGGATACAGACAATGCGTGTCGGGCTAGCGTATGCTCTGACAATAACTTGTTCTGCAAAGAAGTGAGATTTAGCCCCTCCTCGGCCACCGTATGCGCCTTTGTACCGCTTAGGCGCTAATAACGGGCGCAGCTTACGCGGAATCTGTATACGTAACTCAGCCACTTTTAGCGTCAATCACCTCAAACACAATTTTGTGAGCCATCGGCTGTTTTTCATCCCCAACCATTTCGGTTCTGGCCAGCTTTGGCACTGCGTACTCTGCCAGCTTGCATAGCAAATCTAGCGCTTTTTCCGGTGCCGGGTCTTTCCCGTGCGACCCCGTGGCGACTTGATTAAGCCATTCCTGGACGTTCTGGCTGTTTTCGTCTAGCAGCCTACGTACTGTTTCTTTGAAGTCAGCAGTGAGCTTGTTTTGGCTTCCTTTGCGCCTTCCTGCGTTAGCTCTATGCCCACCTCGGCCAGATTTTGATATTTTTTCACTCATGCGCTTATTCTACACAATTATGCGGTTTTTGCAACACTTGCTCTTATGTATCTTTTGTATTGTCGGCTATCTAAAATGAATGCATCGCAGTTAATAACTGGCCGTTTCTTAAAGTGACCACCTAACCCGACCAAATACAAAGCGTATCTACTGACGATGTATTTTCTTTTCATTTTGCACCCCACTTTATAGGGTCGCCATCAATGTCAACAACATAAACAGGCAGCGCCATTGTTTCCGCGTCTGCTTTTATTCGCTCTTTCCATACTCCTGGAATTTGTGCGTACTTTTCCCCCGTTATTGTCCGGCATGGGGCGAGTTTAGGATAGCTTTCTTTTGCAAGTAGCCTATCCAGTTCTTTAGTCTCACTCTGTTTGAAAAGTTTGTAAACTACTCCCAGCGGCCATTCTGGGTCGTCTGTTTTGTTCCAGCGTATTTGTAAATGCGCCCCTAGCTCTTTTAATGATAATTCAACCAATTCGGCATATTTTTTTTTGTTGTTTTCAGCCCATTGCAATATAGCCTCAGTCTGCTCCGGTGTTGTCGCTAATACCGCATCACTGCCCTTATGCAGCATAATCCAGCCCCCTTTATATTTCTCTACAGCAAAGTTGTAGTCAGGTAAATAGTATTTCATGCTAGGCGCGCTACTTCATATAGTTCGTCATGTACCACGACTGGGTGCTGCACTGACTCACAACGTCAGCCACATCGTCGTCCGATTGGCGCGGCATCTTGGCGGCCAGCTCCATGCACTTTACAAACAGCGCCTCACGCGCAGCGCCTCTACGTGCGTCTTGTGCCAACTTGGCCGCAGAAGCCTCCTCGGTCGGCGTAAATGCGCCGTTTGTGCAGCCGGTTAGCGTGGCAGCCAGCGCCGCGATCAGTAGTGCTCTTATCGTCAAAATCATTGTGCGCTCCTAATTTTTATATATCAAAATATAAGGCTGTATAAGGTGGGGCTTATTACCCCGGATGTCCGTAGCCCTATTCGTCAATAGGGTTCACTGGTAAATCCCAGCCATACGCTTTGCAGGCTACTTTCGTAGCTCCTGTGCCGGACTGTTCACTAACATTGAAGCAGGCAGGGTTTGACCTGCTATCTCAGTCCCTACTCATCGCGTCTGAGGCCACGAACATTCGGGTTTTGTGCGTGTCCATTAAGTGCCTACGCACTCCACGCCGCCGCTTCAATGTTAGTCCCCGTACTTTCCGGGGTGTCATCTAGGTGCTGCATTTAGAACTGCCTAGCCAATTCGAGCAAACGAAAGCAGCGTCCGTTTTGTTAGTGGCGGTGCTGTCTCCCCGCTTGTGGTTTTGTCCTTTCGGCTTGTCCACCAGAACACCACGGCTTTTCACCGTTGATCTTGCGTATCAGCCTACGCATTCACTAACAAGTCTAGGGTCTGCTCGCATAAAGCAGCGACGCACAAGAAAGGACCAAACCAAAACAACGGCGCTAACCCGTTGCCAGACCCTAGACTTTTTAGTCCCCGTGCTTTCCGGGGTCAGTGCTTATTTTCCCTCATTTTCTCTATCTTATCCAACATTTCCCGCTTTTCAATTAGCGCTTTTGCTTTCTTTTCTGCCTCCGCTTTACTCATTCCCGCGTCGTATTGAAGTATTGCTGCGCGTTCTTCAAATGCTTCTCGGTCATTCATTTTGTTTCTTTTAGTATGACTGCGGCTGCACGGCAAATTTTGTTCCAATCACCTCCAAGTACGTCAATACCCCACTGCTCTGGTTGCGCTAGTCGCTCACGTAGTGCTTCAATTGAAGGAACTTGCATAAAAAGATCAGGCTCACCGCCTTTGATGTATGCGACCAGCGCTTCAAGATCGTTTAGCGCTTGCTGTATTAGTTCTCGGTCAGTTTTGTCAGTCATTTTTGCCCTCCTGTGTACTCGTAAAAATACCGATCTGTTAATTCTTCCTGCATTCTTTTGCGATTATTGCCTTCCGGCCAAGATAGCGCAGCTTCTTTTTTGGCTCTTTTTTTTGCTTTTAGATGTAATTCTTCCAAGTCAAGAGCTATGCGTCGTGGTTGCGTGTCTGGCGCTAGTGCGGCCTCGATTTCTTGCTGCACGTCAGTAAAACGCTGCAGTGGGTCTGGCTGCGCTAGTCGCTCGCGTAGAACGGCGCTGTGTTTGGCAATACACTCATGAAGCGCACGCTCAAAAATTGCATCTTCTTGTGAGTAAAAACCATAACCTCGCTTTGCTTGAGTAATGCCAAGCAGTCGGGCGTTTTCTATTAGCGCATCTAGCGCTTGCTGCATTATTTCTCGGTCAATTTTGTCAGTCATTTCATGCACTCCCAATACTTGCCGTTGAATACTGGCTTACCTTCGTTTTTAATGCACAATGCGCGGTATTCGGATGCAGGGTCTTCACCGATTGCGTGCTTGTATAGTGAAAGTACACCATGCGCGAATACACAAATTAAAAAAAGAGCAGTTACCACAATTAGCACTTGAATTAAAATTTCAAAAATAGCATCTTTCATGTGTTTTTCTCCTTTAGTTTCCCCTGCACCTCGCCAATCAAAGCAGCATACTCTAAATTGTAGCGACTCATGATTATGATTTCCTCCTCCGTCAGCCCTTGCCATTCGCGCTGTTGTGGGGAGGTGTAAAGCGGAACAATCTCAGCAATACCGTTCTGTACCCAAGGATCGGCGCGTAACTTCTCAATCTTGCTTTCAAACGTTGACCATCCCGTAGGCGCAATTTCATCACTGATTGACTTGCTACTTAGTGTACGAAGTACATACGCCACTGGATCCTGCTCTGGCGTTAATGCGGACTCTATCTCTTGCTGCACGTCAGTAAAACGCTGCAGTGGCTCTGGCTGCGCCAGCCTCTCGCCTAGTGCGGCGATGGCTTCGCTGTGTCCATCCAAGTCTTTGTTTGAGTTTGAATATGGATGTGCTTTTATCAGCGCCTCCAGCGCTTGCTTCATTGCTTCGATGCTCATGTGTTTTTCTCCTTTAATTTTGTTTCAACGGCGCGCAAACTTTCGCGAATCATGTCGTCAAGCCAGTCAGTTCCGCTATCGGGCACTTTGAGCTTGATGGCTGCGTATTGGCGCAGGGTCATGCCAAAGAATGTCTCGATACCTGCCGGGCCATGATCCACTTGACCTGGAAACGCTGGCCCACCGTCGTCAATGTTGCTCATGTGTTTCCCCTTGCCTTTGCTAATGCTATAGCCCACTCCCTGGCTTGAAAACGGATGTAATCTTGTTCACTAACAGACAACAAACCAAAGTCGTGTCGGTAGCTCAGGCAAGCAGAATCAATCTGTTCGTCTGTTAGTTCTTGCAATTCGCGCTGGGGCAGGGCTGTGTAGAGCATAGTGCCGATTGGAAGGGCATCAATTTCTTTTTGCATGTAATCAATATTGTGT